TGCTCACGCGGTAACACTTGCTCACGCGGTAACACTTGCTCACGCGGTAACACTTGCTCACGTGGTGGACAGGTGCCGGTTTGGTGGACAGGTGCTCACGTGGTAGCACTTGCTCACGTGGTGGACAGGTGCTCACGTGGTGGACAGGCGCCGGTTTGGTGGACAGGGGGAAACCCATACGTGTTTTTTCGGAAGGGGCTTTTAAAAACGGGAGGGGGGTGGGGGGTTTGGCGGTCACCCCCTCACAATTTTTCCCCCTAAATTTTTTATAAACTAAAGTAGACACTTATGCGGGGTTAAATTTCTATAAACTAAAGTAGACACTTGTAGTAGACGCTCCACGGCCCGCTATTATATTTTTCCTTGACGTTTCTTTATTTATTTGTTATGATTTGTGCAGAGGTGCGATATGAGTTTACCTGACCACAAAAATCATTGGCTTACAGACCTCGCGTTCGAGACGGCCTTGCAGTATTTCACTCCGGAAGAGTTGTGCGACAAGTACAACATTTCCGGGCAGAGATATGAAATACTGCAATCATCCAGGGAGTTTCGCCGGGCGGTGCAGATGTACCGGCGGCAGATCGACGAGGAAGGGCAGCAGTTCAGGGTGAAGGCTCGCCGGATGGCTTCCGAGGTGCTCGATGTTTTATTCACCATCGCCGGTGACGACACGAAAGCGGCCGGCGACCGTATCAATGCCGTTAATGCCTTGTGCAGATACGCCGGGTTTGATAAGGGCGCGGAGGCCGACTCCGGTAACAATGCTTTCACGGTCAATATCCAGGTTAACCAGTAATGGAAATCAACTACACACCATCCCCCACCGTGCGGGATTTTATGCTCGACGACTCCCTGATCCGGGCGATACAGGGGCCGTATGGTTCGGGCAAGTCGGTGGGGATGGTGATGGAACTCTTGCGGCGCGCCGCTTCCGCGCCGCCCGACTCCCGGGGTAAACGCAAAACCCGGTTCGTGATAATTCGTAATACATTCCGAATGTTAAATGATACCACGATAAAAACGGTGTTCGAATGGGTGCCGCCGACACGGGCCGGGAAGTGGTTGTCGTCAAAAAACACATATTACGTTAATTTCAAGGATGTTGAAAGCGAGTGGATGTTCCGCGCCCTCGATGACCCGGATGATATAAGGAACCTTCTCTCCCTTGAGGTTACCGGTGCGTGGATCAATGAGTATCGGGAGATTGACCCGAATGTGTTCGTGAACCTGATCGGGCGTGTCGGGCGGTTCCGGCCTGATAAGGATATACCGCAGGGATGGTATGGTATCATCATGGACACAAACCCCCCGCCGGTGGACTCCTATTGGTACAATTTATTTGAGGATGAACCGTCCGATGAGATACTTGCGTTGACCGCCGCTATAGACCGCCCGCTACTGCGGTTATTCAAACAACCGTCCGGCCTGTCCGAGAATGCGGAAAACGTCGATAACCTTCCGCCCAATTATTACGAGACCCTGCTTGCGGCGAACGCGGATAAATCACGTGAGTGGGTGAACGTGCATGTGCATGGTAAATACGGGTTCATACAGGATGGCAAGCCTGTGTACCCCGAGTTCAGCGACCGGCATGTAGCCGATAACGCCGTTGCGCCCAACATCAAAGCGCCTATAGCTGTCGGTATGGACTTCGGCCTGACGCCGGCGGCCGTCATGGTGCAACAGCAGCCGTCCGGTATATGGACCGTACTCGACGAGTTTACGCATGACAACTGCGGTATCGAGCGTTTTATTGAAATGCTGGTGCCATATCTGAGGCAAAAGTTTCCCGACCACGATATTAGGGATATTTGGGCGGACCCGGCGGGGCAGCACCGCTCGCAGACGGACGAGAAAACATGCTTCATGTCGTTGAGGGCGGCTAAATTCCGGGTGCGGCCCGGGCCGCAGGATCCCGAGACGCGCCTGGGCTCCGTGCGGCGGACACTAAACCGCCTGGTCGAGGGAAAACCGGGTATAATTATTGACAAAAACTGCCGCAAGCTGATAAAAGGATTCTACGGACGGTACAGATACCGCAGGATAAAGACGCAAGGTGAGTTTTTTGATGAAAAACCGGAGAAAAACGAGGTATCACACCCCCACGATGCCCTTCAGTACGTGCTTGGGGCTTATGAGGGGCGGGGGATCAAAGGGCAGGGCAACCGCCGGTTCGGTAAAGGGGGTTTCAGCAAGCCCGTGGTCGTCAAACCGCAGTTCAAGGTGTATGGATGAGGCGCTGGTTGATACAAAAGGTATTGATGATAACCACGTGGGTGGTGTACCGGTTGTCCCCGGCCCGGCCCTGGCCCGAAAGGCCGTTATGGACGGTAAATTTTGGTGGTGAGGATACAGTATATGCGCTGTTCTTCAGGCAGGAGTCATATAATAAATACACCGGGTACCATGCGATGTGTATAGTATCGACACCTTCGGGAGATATGTTGGTGGATGATGTTGCCCGGCAGTTGGTTGCGCATCCGCTGCCGTGCGCTACGTCATTTATCAAGGAAGTGCAGCCGGACTATACTGTCATAGTGAGGACGGATACAAAACATAAGGACGGGCGGTATGTGCCCGAGATTTACAGTTGCGCGGCCGTCGTGAAGAAAATCCTCGGGGTAAACGCCCCGTGGATATTCACGACCGAGCAGTTAATGGGAGCACTTTGGGAGGTGCGATATGAGTAGTGTAACCAAACGAGTACGAAGAGTAGGGAGTTCAATCGGAAGCGAATTAAAAAGAACGGGCAGGAGGGTAGAAAAAGAAATACAAAGAACGGGTAGGAGGGTAGAAAAAGAAGTAAGCCGTTCGTCGGGTGATATCAGGGACGCTGCTGTATTTTTGCCGGTCGGGGCTACCGATTTATTTATACGCGGGGCGCAAGAGGGGTTGCAACAGGTTGGTATTACACCTGACTACGAGCAAATGATGAAAGATCAGGAGAAACGTGCCGAGCAACAAGCCGCAGAGCAGCAGGCCGAGGTCGAAGAAATGGAAGCCGAAGCCCGCCGGCGGAGGCAGTCTGAGCTTCGCAGAGCACTTGAGCCAAGAGCCGGTATGTTTGACCTGTTGGGGACTGCCCAGCGTGATACCCTCGGGTAAGGAGTATATCCATGGACCAGGAACAGTTGAACAAACGCATAGACAAGATGTTCGAGAACCGCAAAACGTGGGAATCCTTGTGGCAGATCGCCTATGAGTACATGGCCCCGGAGCGGGCTTTTTTTCATAAAGCGGCTCATGAGAAGACCCACGGGAACACCGGTGAGCATATATTTGATTCCACGGCGATAGATTCCGCCGAGCGGTTGGTCAACCTCGTTGTGTCCGGGCTTATACCTCCGTGGTCGCCGTGGTTCAGGCTAACGCCCGGTCGCACTATCGTCAACCCCGAGCAGAAGGAAGCCCTGCGCCCCCTGCTGGAGTATGCCGAGAATATGATACATTCTGTGCTGGCGGAATCAAATTTTTACCAGGAAATGCAGCCAATGCTGCTTGACCGGGTGATCGGGGGCACGGGGGCGTTGTCGTTCCTGCCGGGCGAGGGCGGTGTTTCATTTAAAGCCCTCCCGCTGGCGGAAATCGCCCTGGAAGAGGACAATACCGGCGAGATTTCGGCGGTTGCGCGTAAATATTATCTTTCTCTCCGAGACCTTATGCGGTCCTGGGAAGTTCCCGAGGAGTTCCGCCTTGCTAACGAACAAAACCCGGAAGAGCCCCGGCATGAGGTACAAACCATAGCCGCTACGGACGCTACCGGGATGTGGCAGTATATGGTACGATTGAAAGAACCGCGATACGTGCTTGAGACCCGCATCAGTCCATATCCTCCCATACTTGCTACCCGCTGGACCCGACTGCCCGGTACCCCGTATGGACGGGGGCCGGGCCTTCGGGCTTTGGCCGACGTGCGGGCGTTGAACAAGATCAAGGAACTGTCGCTTCAGAACGCGGCCAAAGCGGTAACGGGGATTTACACGGCGGTTGATGACGGAGTGTTAAATCCCTACGTACTGTCTTTGGACCCCGGCGCAATAATCCCCGTGGCGTCCAACAGTCCGAACGAGCGATCGTTGGATGTTTTACCCCGGTCGGCGGATTTCGACGTTGCGATGTGGTCTATCGACGAGCTTCGCAACAGCATACGGGCAATGTTCATGTCCGACCAGTTCGGGCCTCTTGAGCGCACCCCCCGTTCCGCTACCGAGGTGGCGGAACGAACCCGCATCGTAGCACAGGAGCTTGGGGCCACTATCGCCCGCCTCCAGTATGAGCTTTTGATGCCCGTGCTGAAATCGGTGTTCAAGTGGTTGGGCGATCGGGATATGCTGCCGCCGGAGCTTAATATTGACGGCACAAACATTAATGTCGAGTTTATAAGCCAACTGGCGCAGGCGCAGTGGGCGCAGCAGGAACAAAATATTGTCCAGTTTATGTCAATAATGACTGAGTTCGGCCAGGTTGACCCCAAGGCGGGGATGTTGGTGGATATCCATGCCGCCGGCAGAAAAGTGGCGGAGATTAAGGGCATACCCACTGAAATATTGCGGACTTCCGAGCAGATCGAGATGATGATGCAGGAGGCCGCTCAGAACATGGAGGCCATGGATGACGGAACAGGCGGTGGACCGGCAGGCGGAGGAGCGGCGGGAGCTTAGCCGATGTATTAAGCGGGCGCTCGACGGCCCGGAGCAAAAAGTTTTAAGGAAATGGCTCCGGCAAACAGCGCTTGGAGCATCATACATGCCCGGCCGCGAGGCGGAGAAAGTGGCTTGGTTGGAAGGAAAAAGGGCATTGGCCGCATTTATGTTGAAAGAAGGAGGATACGATGAGTGAAGAAGCAGTGGAGGCCCCGGAAGGGGGGGCCGAGACGTTGTTTGACGGGGTTGAAACGCCCGAGGCGGATGTTGCGGTACAAAGCAGGGACCCCAACCCGCAGGGAAATGACCCGGATACCCCGGTAAAAACCGATCCGGCGACGCGCCCGGAAGGGTTGCCCGATAAATTTTCGTCGGTGGAGGAACTTGCCCAGGCGTACAATGAAATGGGTAAAAAAATTCGGGATAAGTTTAACCTCCCCGAGGGGTACGAATCGCCCGACCAGGTTCTTGAAGAGTTCAACCAGCTCAAAGAGAAAAACCAACCGCCCGAGGCCTATGAGCTTACACTCCCCGAGGGGATGGAAGAGCTTTCCGAGGATGATGTCAACTTCTTCAAAGAGACCGGGCTCAACACCGAGCAGGCGCAGAAAGTGGTTGATTATGTGATGGAAGCCGTTGTGCCCGCAGTACAGGAAGCGAAGGCAGACGCGGAAAAAGAGCGGCTCGCCCGGAATTGGAACATGGACCCCGAATCGCCGTATTTTTCTGAACGGATGGGTTCAATTAAACAATGGGCGGACCAGAACCTCCCCAAAACCGCGGTGCAGGAATTATCAAAATCATCCAACGGTGTAAACGCAATTTACAAAATGATGCAGGCAGGGTTCGAGAAGAACCAGGTATCCGGCCAGACCAGCGAGCCCCAGGTTAATATGACTGACATTCAGAGTATGGTTAACGATGAACGCTATTGGAACGACGCGGCCTTCCGGCAGGAGGTAGAGCGAAAAATACAGGGTTTGCATAAAAGATAGTTGACAAGACACTTTATATAATGTTATTATAATAAAAAAGCATACTGGCATAACCGCTTGTCGGCCCCGGTAGCTTGCATCTGGCCCCTCGGTACGAGGCACAACCAGAAGGTTAAGTGATTAATATTAACTTTTTGAAGGAGGGCCAATCATGTCTGTCCATGTTCCGACAAGTTTTATTCAGCTTTACGCCAGTGAGGTGAAAGCTGCCTACCAGCGGGAAGGGGCGCTTTTGCGCCAAGCTGTTCGCGTGCGCGAGGGTATGGGTGCAGAGCGCATTTACTTTCCCAAACTCGGCAAAGGCGCGGCTACGGCCAAAGGTCGGCATGCTGATGTTGTACCGATGAATGTTGACCATGATCGGGTAAACGCCGACCCCAAGGATTATTATGCACCGGAATACATTGATGAACTCGATCAGGTGAAAATAAACTGGTCGCTGCGTTCAGAATACGTCCGGGCGTCTGCGTGGGCCTTGGGTCGTCAGACTGACAACCTCATCATTGATGCCGCGCTGAACACCACCAACGAGGAGACGAATGCGTCCTTGGACCTCTCCGCTATTACAGGCATTTCCGAAGACCTTATTGACAACGATGTCCCGCTTGACCGTCAGCGATGGGCGGTTATCAGCCCCAAATATCTGAGCGATATTCTGGCGATTGACGGGGCCACAAGTTCGGACTTTACCCGGGAGCAGATTCTTAACACCGGTTCGGCTCCGGCTTACTGGATGGGTTTTAACTGGATTGTCCATACCGCGCTCGGTGACCACCGCGCGGATAATATGAATGGAATTTTCTTCCATACTTCCGCGTTGGGCCTTGCCATCGCCCGTGATGTCCAGACTTCTGTTGATTGGATCGCCACCAAGGTGGCTTGGCTGGTCAACTCCTGGATGTCCATGGACGCGGTGATGATCGAGGGCGACGGCATTGTCAAATCAAAGACTTCATAAGGGGGTGTACCGTGGCTTTTGAAAAGAATCAACTAAGCCTCATGGCTGTTACCGGCGTGAAAGATACAGATGGGAACGCCAAGGGCGTTAATTTCTGGTTCTATCACGCGCATGGTGACGATGTTACGGATGGGAATTACTTTGAAGACGCGCTTGATCTCGGGATGACCGAGAACGACCTTATCTTCATTCCTGATGATGACGGCGGGACACCGCTGCTTGGCGTCATTGACTCTAACGGCGCTCTGGCGGATTTCGCCATGTCTTCGGGGTCTGTAGACACGACTGCCTAAACTAAAGAGGGGGTATCCATGTCAAGCCCGTTGGCTGTTATAAACCGGGGGCTGGTGCGATTAGGGGTGCCCCCTCTTTCTTCTTTATCCGACGCGGACGCCCAGGCACTTGTGGCGACCACGTTGTATAACGAGATCAAGAAAGCAGAATTGGCCGCATTCCCGTGGTCTTTTGCCCTTCGCGAAACCGACATCCCCGAGTTGAACGTGCCGTCCGGCCAGGAATGGTGGACGGGGTTTGACCACACTTACCAGCTTCCTACCGACAATTTGCGGGTTCTCGGCCTTACTAATTATGATGCATTCAAGCTGACCGGCGACCAACTGCATACAAACACGGAAAACGCCCGGTTGGTTTACATTGAGAATGTGGGTGAACAGAACTGGCCGGAGTATTTCCAGAAAATCGTGTCATTCGAGTTCGCGGCATCCGTGGCTATTTCGATAACGGACGACTCCCGCCGGGCCGACCTGATGTACAACCAGGCGTTGTTGTCCCGAAGGACCGCCCGGTCTATCGACTCGCAGCAGACGCCCCACATGGTACTTCAGTTAATGCGGATATACCAGAAACCTTCATATAACCCCCTGACGAGTGGATAATGGCTATTTACCAACATACGACAGGATTTACACGCGGGGAGGTCGATGAGTCCGTATGGGATCGGGCGGATGTTGATTTCTATGCATCTGCGGCGAAGAGAATCGACAACTGGTTCCCTGACCTTGCCGGGGGGTTGAAGCGCCGGCCGCCGATAGAGGATGTGATTATCCATATCCCTGTTTCTGGTGAGCTTGGGGAAGATATAGTTACTCAATTTACGCATATGTTCGGTAAATATATTCTCTTGTTACAAGTTTTTTACGGATACGACGAGGGAGAGGATAGGTATGATCTGTCCTTTTTGGCGGCATTGTATGAAAGGTCGGGTGATACAATAGAAATTACCGCCCCGTCCACAAATATAACCGTTGAAGACGTTGCGGATATCGGTGACGATCCTATATCTCTATATATTTCTGTAACTTCAATAGGCCCGGCGATGTTTATAACATCGCCTTTGTGCAAACCCCACCGGGCATTTATATCTGGCCTACCGGACGATCCTGAGCCGAATATCGAAGAAATTATTTGGCATGAAGAACTATTAGGCACTGTTGCTATTGATAGTGGGGATAATACCTGGGATGGAACGGATACCTTATTTGAGGATCAATTATCCGTAGGAGATAAATTTTATTTCCGGGGGCAGGAATATACGGTCGATACGATTACCGATCAGGAAACTTTAACTACAGAAGAAACTTACGATGGTATAACCCTTGCAGGGGAAAGAATTTCTATTGTCAATGATGACCCGTTCGGGGGGAACCCCCGGGTTTGCACGTTTTATAAGAGCCGGTTGTTTTTGTTCTCCACCGAGGATGCTCCTACAAAGATGTGGGCCAGTAAGATCGGGAACCCTTTTGTGGTCGTCCCCGGAACCACGTATGACGATGCCCCTATCAATTATGAGCTTTTTGCCGAGGGCGTAGATGAATTTCTATGGGCGGCCACCGGAGAGAGTATATTTCTCGGCAGTGCCCGGGCGGAATACATGGTATCTTCTGGTACCGAAGGTCCGATAACCCCGACAAATTTCGGATTTACCCGGATTTCTTCCCTTGGAGGAAGTGGTATTCAGCCGGTGACCTCCGATGCAGCTATTATTTTTGTTAGCCGGGATCGGACCCGCATTTTCGGGGTTACCTATGATTTCCAACGCTCCGGGTTTGTGAGTAATGATGTTTCATTGCTGGCCCCCCATTTGTTTGAGGATCGTATACGGGAAATTAATTTCCGGCCTTCTATAAAAGGAGATAACACCCCCCGGCTTTTTGTTACGTTGGACACAAACAAAATTATGACCGCGGCTATTTCCGAAGATCAAAATGTTGTTTCCTGGTCCCGGCTTAATATCGACGAGTCTTATTATTTACATTCTCTGGTTACCACTTCTGATGGGGTGATTCTTCATTTAGGGGATATGGCTGACAAAGAGCCTGGGGAGGGTAGTTATTTCATGCTGTGCTGGCATGGATTTAACCCAAACCCCGATTTTGTCATGGATTTCCCTAAAACATATACACCTGACGACAGTAAAAAAGTAGATGATGTTTTAAGATACCATATTTACCGACCCGTGGCTGTTATCTCGGAAAATAAGGGATTTCTTGGGTTCTATGAAATTGAGAGACCGGAAGGCGAAACCTACGGCGAACTTGACCTCAGCGATATTGAAGGCGATATCGGGGATGTAACCATTGGCGTACCTTTCGTGTCAAGGCTTGAAATGCTGCCGACCGTGTTTGATACCGGCCGGGGGCTGTCATTAAACAGAAAAATACGTATGATACGTGTTCTCGTATCTTTGCGGAATGCGTACCAGCTTTTTATAAACGACCAACCGTTGTTCGGGAACCTCGGGACGCAATTAGGCCGGGAGATACCCCGAAAAGATGGTGTTTTTGAAAAACGTATGCTCGGTTGGTTCACCAAGGACGAGGTAACCATTGAGTCGGCGTCGATTTACCCGGCCACGATTCTATCAGTTACCCGAGAGGTTAATTTATGACTGCTGCATGGTTTCTCTTCGCGGCTCAGGCGGGCGGTTCGTTACTTCAGGCCCGGGAGACTTCTCGCGCTGCTGCTCGTGATGCTGCGGCGGGTGCTTTCCAGGCTCGTTACCAAGGGTTAATGGAGCGATACCAGATCCAAAGGCAGGCCGAAGTGGACGCCCGTACCCGGCAGGATCAGTTTGCACAGGCGATGGGGGCGCAGAGGGCGGCCTTGGGCCATGCCGGGGTAGGTGGCGGCCGTACAGCCCGGCTTCTGGAAGCCCGAGGGAGAACGCAGTACGGGCATGCTCAGTTAGAGGCGGATGTTTCTGCCCGGCTTGCCACGCGAGCGTCCGAGTTTCAGGAACGTCAGCAGATTTCCGCGCTCCGGCGGGGGGCCAAGGCCGCGCAGCGGCAGGCCGGGTTTGATCTTTTGGGTGATTTCATTGGGTTGGGCCAGCAGGGTATGGATATCCGTACAGCCCAACAAGCGGGGGGTTAATGGCACGTATACCGACATACGAGGAGCAAGCGCAGTTTCGCCCGGTTTCTTTTGAGGCCCAGGTTCCGCAGACCCCCGCCTTGCAGTTTGACAGGCTCCGGCAAGCTATAGGGGGGTGGCAGGATCGGGTCCAGCAGCAAATGGAAGCCCAGGCCATGGCTCATCAGCAGGAAGAGGCGGCCGTTGCCCAACGAGAAGCCGGGCCGGGCCGAATTACCCAACCCCCGGAACACCTCGCTCCCCGGTTCCAGGAGGCTTATCGCCAAAGAGCGCAGGATATCCAGCGCAAACAGATGGCCGTGCAAACACAGAGGACCATCGGCGAAATGTCGCTTCAATACCGGAACGACCCTCAGGGGTTCCGGCAGGCTATGGAGGACTACGCCAGTAAACAAGAAAAAATGCTGGAGGGTTCTTCGCCTTCTCTTGCGGTAGAAACCGGTAACTGGGTGCGCCAGCAGGCTGAGGGAACGGCTTTAAAACTGGAAGAAAACCAGTACGCAAGGGAGCAGGCCCGGCAGACGGCCGAATCTTTGCGGCTTACGGATGACTATATCTTTGAGGCGGATAATGAACTCCGAAATAACCCGGATGAACTGCGGTTATACGAGCATTTGGACCTCGCCGAGCAGACCATAGATCAAATGGTCGATGACAACCTGCTCGATCCCTCGACCGCCGAGCAGAAAAAATCACAATACCGCGAAACGATGGCGTATTCTTACGCGCAGGGAGCGTTTAATGAAGCTATCCGGCGTCAAGACCCTGACGGGGCGCAGGAAGTTATAGAGTCGCTGCACCGGGGCGCGTGGTTCGAGAATAACGAAAAGGGAAGGGCCATGGCCGACCGGTTAGCCCGGCAGTTGGCGAGCGCCTTCGAGACGAGCGGGGTCAACGAGCCGGAGCGCCGGGCGCTTGCCATGCAGCGGCTCACCCGGATGGAACAGGCTGCCCGGGACGGGCTTCCGGTTGATATGGAAGACGCTCAAACATTGGCCGAGGAGATTATTACCTACGGCGGTACGGAATCCCAGGTCGAGTCTGCCTTTCTTAAACTTAATGGAATAGAATTTGCAAAACAGATACATCCACAGGTAAAAAATGCTCCGGTGGGGGTTTTAGCTGATTACCGGGCGGCTCTTGACGACCAGGCGTTTGTACTTGAAACTGAATCCCGTAGAGCACTTTCCACTGTGCTTGATAAAGAAATCGAGCGCGTGGACCAGGCGCTACGGACGGATGATTTTGCGCTCGTTGGTGGTGAGTCTTTTAATATTTACGAGGCTTCCGGGGAAGACTATCACTCCCGCAGGAAGCATGCGGCTAACCGTCTTGGGATGAACCCTGATCTTATTCCGCTATATACACAGGAAGAGCGGGCGCAGTTCAACAAAGATTACCAACAGGCGGTAGAAACAGGCGATTACGACACGATGAACCGGCTCACCAGCCGTTTTCTTGAGCCTTTGATAGATAATCAATTCGAGCTTGCGTCTGAGGCCAGAAAATTGGGGGACGCCGGTGGGCCGATGTGGGTGGCCGCGCAGTTGGCGTCCGCCGGTGAGCTTCTTGATGTGCGGGATATGCAGCACCTCTACTCGGTGGGGTCTACCCTGGATCATTCCCGGCTTGCGGCCGAGACCGGTATCGACCGGACGGATATCGAGGGTGACGATGACATCATGCAGGCTGTTCGGGCCATTGCATCCGATGATCCAGCCCTGCGGGAAGATGTATATGATTTTGTATATAACGTATATGCCGGACGGGTAGACCATAATACGCGGGTTCAGGGGATGCGGAGTGGAGCCGCCCGCCGTGATGCACGCCGGGAAGTATCCCGTCAGTTACAACCTTTTACTGAAGTGGTCGAGTTTAACAACGACCGTATTCTGCCTCGTGAACTGGTGCCGACTGATACTATGCGGGATAAAGTAAATGAAATGCTGGACAATCCCCGGCGTTATTTTGGTATTCCCGAGGGTATTGATACACAGTACATTCACCCGGTTCCTTTGGATGAAGGCGGGGTTGGGTTTTATCACGATTCTATGGGGAGGTTTCTCCGAGATGAGGAAACCGGCGAGATAGCCCGGGTGCCTTACATGGAAGACCCTGAGCGTGAGCCGGCGGCGGACGCTATCCGGCTACCCACTGCTGAACAAATAACAGAGCCGGTTGTAACCGGCCTCAAGGCGGCGGCTGATTTTTCTCAGCAGGTGGTGCGGGATTCCCGTAACCGGAGGCGGTCTACCGCGGTCGTTAACCGCCTGTCCGATGGGGCCGAAATATACGGCCTGGACCCAAAACTTATGCGCTCGTTGACGTATGCCATCCGTAAATCTCCGGATGAGTTTCGGGGCGGGGACCGGATAGACGCCGATCTTCTGGCGGCCCGACCGAGCTTGGAAGAAGAAGTACGGTGGGATAAGGTACTCTCCAATTATCAACGCAAATCGCGTCTTGGTGCGCCTCATTTCACCACCCCAAGGCAGACTATTGAAGACCCCGAGATCAGGCCGTACGCGGTGGCTGACGTGTTCGATCAGTATCAAAAACGATTCAAAGGCGATGAAAAAGCAATGTTCGCCGCTTATTGGGAAGGGCCGGATGTGGTTGAATCTTTAAAACGTGACTTTGGTGACGGTTGGTACGATCAGTTGCCCCTTGAAACCCGACAGTTCATAAAGAGGGCTGAAAATGCCAGACGTTAGAACGCGCCCCGTATATATGTTTGACGAGGAATACCAACAAGGGGAGTTCCCCACGCAATCGGTATATCCTACGGGAGCGTTTTCCGCGTTCGGCCGGGCTTTTATGGGCGCACTTCCGGATGTCGGCCGCCGGTGGGGTTCTTTATGGGATGAAGAAGAAACTATCACCGAAGACGAGTTCAAAGAGATTATCGGAGACCGTGATGTGCAGTTTTGGGATGGTATGGACCGCCGCACCGCCGAGTTTCTGGCCCAGGAGCAGGATATTTTCGAGTACCAGGCACAGTATGAAAACCGCCCGATAGCTGAATTTCTTGGAATGATGCTGCCTTACGTTGGTGATCCCGTATCGGTTGCGACAATGCCCGTGGGGGGTACCTCAATGGCGCGGGCATTGTCAGCGGGTTCCCTCCGGGGGTATCTCCGCCATGCCGCCACCGGAGGAGCCAAGATAGGCGTTGCCTCCGCGCCTATCGAGGCGGCGGTGCAACCGGGGGTGTATGGCGAGTTCCGACCGGATATATTCGCGGGGACGGTTATCGGACCGGTAATTGCCGCACCAATCATGTCCGCCCCTGCCCGGGCCTTACAGGGCATCCGGAGCGGGCCGTCGGCAACGGCTGCCGCCCGGTCGTCCCAGCCGGAAGCTTCCGGGTTTGAGGGCTTTAGAATAACGCAAGCATATGAGCAGGATAATTGGGGCGTCCGGCCTCCGCCGGTTACTCGTGACCCCGGAGGGATCACCCTCCCCTCGGCACGGTTTAATGAAATGTTCGGGGAATACCAGGGTGGTTACCAACGGTGGGTGCGTAATTTTGCCCGGAACCAAGAAGATGCGGTGGAGTTTTTACACCGGCATAATATCGACCCCGATTCTCCCGTTCTGCGTGAGTTCGTGGCCCGGCATAAAGAGGCTACGGCCAAACGTCACCAGATGACATCTTTGGAGCAGCGGTTCACGCAGTTACGCGATTTGACGGACTATACCCAGGGCCGGGCAACGCCTGAACAAATAGACCGGTTACGAGCCGGGCGGGTGTTACAGGAAGCGCAGGACTTGAGGGAGGCGGCCGTCCGCCCGGGGTTTGAACGCACCGCAGAGGACATACGGCAATTGCGGTCCTTGGAAGCCCGCCAACGGGAATTGGTGCGGTTGGAAGAATCCCCGGCGTTTCGTGAGTTGGCGGAAACTTTGAAGAAACCTGGTTTTGAACGCACGGCGGCCGATGTTAACCGGGTTAATACTTTTATCCGGCGCGGGGCCGAGGGGGAGATGTCCCGGCATATTGACAACCTTCGGTCGCAGTATGAGACGACGCTTACGAACCTCCGGCGGATGGACGAATCTCTTGCAAAACGCAAAGGTCGCAAGCCCAAGCAAATGCTCGAAGAACGCGCCCGGCTGGAGGCCGAACGCGCCCGGATAGCGGAGGAACTCGGTTGGGCGCGGGAGCAGCTACCCATGGCGGACGGCGAGGTCCGTGCAGAAGACCTGATGGCCGCCCTGGACGCCGCTTCGCTGGAGTCTCCGGTGACTACGCCTACCCGGTCCGCCCCCCGACAGGAAACGGCCGGCGGCCCCGCTCGGGCGGGGGCGGATGAGTTGGCCGAGGTCGAGGCGTTCGCCCGCCAGCATGGGGTTGATGTTGAAGACGCCCGGGCGTTTTCTGAGGAACTGGTAGCAAAAATAAGGGATTGTTAAGTGGCACTTATACGCTGTTTAAATGAGGCGATAGCCGAGGTTGAACGAACCGACCTGATTGACGACAGTACCCGTCAAACACTGGTCGAGTCGCTGCGGTCCGTCGTGCGGGATACCACGATGACGGACGCGCAAAAACGCGCCCGGCTGGGGCAGATGGCCCGCCACCAACGCCGGTCTTTATTTCGCGCCCGGGTAACAAAAAAAGTTGATGAAGCTGTAATTGAGCGGATCGACAACTGGCTGCAACAATTCCCCGAAGATCAACGCGGTTCTGTACTCCGTAACTGGGTGGAAAATGATTCCACTTATGGCGCTACAACCCGGGAATCGGTTAGTAAAAAGGCCCGGGCGGTAGAGAGCGCTACGATGGGGCAGCTTAATGATATATTCCATCGTATTACTGACCGGCGGGTGCCGTGGGCGAAAGATTCCGCATACGCCAAAATTTTTAACCAGGAGTTGCGGGGGATTGATACGGGAAAC